ATATATGGGAGTTCGTAATTGTGAGATTTTTCTGAAAAACTTAGAACCATTCAAAGGAACAATCGCTTTGAATGAATTTTCACATGATTCTGTATGGACTAAAAAAGCACCATGGCATCGGGGGGAACATAGCTCCTATAGCCCAAACGGGGTGGCCTTGAATGATGATGATTTAATACAGATAAAATCATCTCTAAATGACCATGCCTTTGACCCTCCAGTGAATTATGTGAAAGATGCGACTAGAAATGTTGCAATACATAATCGGTTCCATCCAGTCAAAGATTATTTCAATAGCTTAGATAAATGGGATGGGGTTAGAAGGTTATCTCGATTCTTCCCAGACTATTGTTCTTCTGAAGATACAGTTTATGCTCAGCAAATTGGGGTTAAAATGTTCACAGCTATTGTTGCTAGAGTAATGGAGCCAGGTATTAAATTTGATTACTTACCAGTATTCATAGGCGAACAAGGTATGGGGAAATCTACTCTAGTTAAAACATTGGCTATTCATCCGAGTTGGTATTCTGAATGTTTAGGGGATATTGAAAATAAAGACGTCATTTTAACAATGAGATCTAAATTACTTGTTGAAGATCCAGAATTAAAATCATTATTTAATAGTAAGAAAAACCAAGCAACAGTCAAATCTTTCCTTTCTAGAAGTGTAGACAGGGCTAGGTTAGCCTTTGAAAGGTTAACTAGAGATCTACCTAGACAAGGTTTGATTATTGGCACTATGAACCCCCAGGAGTTTCTCCATGATGAATCAGGTAATAGACGTATTTGGCCAATTGAGCTCAAAAAAATAGAGGATAAACGGGTTAGAGAAGATCTACACAAGTTTTATGCTGAAGCTATATTCTTATATGAAAAGGGAGAAGCTTTATATATGGATAATACCGAAGCTGAAAAATTAGCAGAAGAAAAGCAAGAAGAGAGTTTTGTTAAGGATGAATGGGAGTATGAAATTATCAATTGGATTAATGAAGAAAATAAAAAAAGTATTACTTCTACTGAGATATGGGAAGATTGCATGAAGAGAGACAAGATGCACTTCGATAGAAAGAATCAAAAACGAATAAGTAAGATTATGCAGCATATGAAGTGGAAGAGATGTACTTATCGAGATGAGGCAACTGGATCTGTTAGAAGAGGATTTTGTAAATGAAAACAAAAATATATTTTGAGACACGTTCAAATTGTTATTATTTAGTATGCAGTTATGAACAAAGACTTGTTGCAAAAGAGTTTTGTTTTAGATGGGATAGTGAAATTCAAGCTTGGTATACTCCTGATTGGGTTAAAGCCCTACAACTATCTGAAAAATTAGAATTAGACACTGAAGGCATATTTAATTTTCTAGATAAACCGAATAGTGTCAGGTACTCTCCAAAAAAAGGTGTTCTTGATTACCAAAAAGACGGAGTTAGACTTCTGTTAGCTAATCAAAATTCACTATTAGCTGATGAACAGGGCCTTGGTAAAACTATACAAGTCATTGAAATGGTAAATAATCTGAAAATAAAACGTGTGCTTGTAATATGCCCAGCAACGCTTAAATTAAATTGGGAAAAAGAAGTCGGAGTTTGGGGTGATTCACACACAACACACGTTTTATTTTCAGGTAAAGACACAATGCTAAAAGATGTTAAGTACATAATTGTTAGTTACGACTTATGTAACAAGAAATATATTTCAGACCAAATATATGAACTTAAATTTGACGTTGTTATTTTTGATGAAGCTCATTATCTAAAAAACACAAAGTCTAAACGAACAAAAACAGTTTTTAAACTTACAAAAAAAATACCTAAAAAAGTAATGCTCACAGGCACCCCTATGATAAATAGGCCTATTGAATTATATCCGCTTGTTAAATTCTTATCACCAATAACGATTGAACCATATTTAGACTACAGAAAATTTGCCTTTAGGTTTTGTGGAGCTTTTGAGAGTACTTGGGGATTAGATGTAACCGGGTATAGTAATTTAGGTTCTTTGAAATTTAGATTAGAAAGAACATGTCTAATAAGAAGATTAAAAAAAGATGTTCTTCCACAATTACCTAAAAAAATAATACAGATAATACCTTTTGAACAAAATAAGGATACTAAAAAGATAATTAAATTAGAAAAAGAATTTAATATCGAAGATCTAAAAAAACAACCTAAATTAGGAGATATAGGGGAGTTAGCAACTATAAGAAAAGAATTAGCATTAGCAAAATTGCCTCAGGTTATTAAACACATAAAAGATATGCTTGAAAACGTAGATAAATTGGTAGTATTTGCCTATCACAGAGAAGTATGTGAAGAGCTAATGGAGGCGTTGTCAGCATATTACCCGGTTTTACTATACGGAGGTATGAGTGCAATTTCAAAAAATAACGGCATTTCTTTATTTCAAAAAACAAAAACTTGTAGGGTATTTATAGGTAATATACAAACTGCTGGAGTAGGAATAACTTTAACGGCAGCTCACCATATTGTTTTTGCAGAGACTACCTGGGTCCCTGGGGAAATAGATCAAGCTATAGATAGATGCCATAGAATTGGGCAGGAAAATTCTGTTAACGTCCAATTTCTAACAGTAAAAGATAGTTTAGATGAAACGATGATGAAATATATTTATGATAAGAAACGTATATTAGATGAAGTATTGGGATAGGAGAAGATTATGAAAGCTAAAAGAAATGCCAGAAAAATAACACATTTATATTTTTATGACCAATTCCCATATGGGGAAATAGTATTACCTTTAAATGACAAAATGATTATCCTTAAACCGAATCACGTATTTAAAGATAGCGAATATAGGTTAGAAATTGGGTATTGTGGGACTGATAAATCGTACACATTCAATTATTCAACTAAAGAAGAAAGAGATGAGGTTTGCACTGAGATTATTAAAAAACTAAACCCTCAAGAGTTTAAAGGTAAGAAAGGAGATAAGAAATGAATAAGAATAAAGGTATTTTTAAATTATCACTAACTAATACAAGAACAGTAAAAAAATTACATTATAGATGGAAGCAGTATTTTACAGAAAAAGATTATATAAAAATGACTTCAGGAACACATACAAAAGACGGTATAGAGACCCCTTGTGTTGAAGTGATTGTGACAACAGAAAAAGAAGGACAAGGTAAAGAATATTGGTCAGCTTATTATGCTGAAGAAATGATTAGAAAACCAAAAGAACTAGATTTAGCTGCACAACGTTGGATTAGTTCTTTTAAGAATAATAAAAAAATAGGAGCATAGTATGGGGGCTAAAAAACATTCAGATTTAGGCGCTTCTAAAGCAGAACAATGGATGAACTGTACTGCTAGTATTGGCGTTATAAAATCCTTAACGAGAGTAGTACAAGAAAATGAATATATGCATGAAGGCACTCTTGCTCATGAGTGTGCAGAGCGGATATTAAATAGGAAGCTAATATTCAGTGAAGCTGAAAATGAATATGGGAAGGCCTTAGTATTTTCAGTAAAAAAATATACAGCATATGTGAGATCAATACTTAAAGAAAAATGTCAATTATTTGTAGAAAAGAAAGTAGTTCTTGATTTTGTTAGAGATGATATGTTTGGGACATGTGACGCATATGTATATAACCCTGAAAATAAAACTTTGGAAGTTATTGATTATAAACATGGGTACCAAGTTGTTGAGATAAAAGACAATTATCAATTAAAGTACTATGCATTAGGCGCTTATCATGAATTAACAACTTCTACCGAAGATAGTGACAAAAAAATAAATATTGAAGAAATTACAATAACAATTGTTCAACCTAATGCTAAACATGAAGATGGGATTATACGAAGTGAAACTTTTATGCTTAAAGAATTACTTATTTTTAAAAAGTTATTAGAAAATGCCGTTATGGAGATAGAAAACTCACCTAACTTTTCATTAGGTGCTTGGTGTAAAAGATGTGAAGGATGTGCTATTTGCCCAATGTTACATGAAAAAACTATGGAGGTGACAAAAGCACATTATGATATCGAAACTAAAAAATTCATATTACCTAATCCCCAAGATTTAACTGGGCCTGAACTTAAAAATGTTCTTGATTTCAGTGATATGGCAAAAACATGGTTAAAATCCATTAGGGCTTACGCCACACACCAAGCTGACACAGGAGTTAAAATACCTGGCTATAAACTTATCTCTAAAAAAGGGAACCGAGAATGGATTGATCCCACAGGGATAAAACGTAAATACCATTCCCGGACAGATATTTATAATACGACTTTAAAAAGTCCGGCTCAATTTGAGAAGATAGGAGTACCAAAAGAAGAAATAAAGAGATTATGGAAAAGAGTTGAAAAAGGAAGTAGTTTAGTTTGCGAATCAGACAAACGTATTGAAATACGACCAAGTGTATATACAGTGTTTAACGAAAATTAAAGGAGAAATTAAATGAGTAACGAAAAGAAATTAACACCAGTAGGAAGAGTATCTTACCCGATACTATTTGAGCCAAAGGTGAATCCTTTGAATCAGAAATTGCAATATTCAGTAGATATATTATTTGATAAAAAAACAGATTTATCCGAACTGAAAAAATTGGAAGAAGATTTAATAGCAAATACTTGGCCAAAAGAAAAGCCAAATAATCTTAGATCACCATTTAAAAATGGTAATTCAAAAAACAATCCTGAGTATGAAGATTGCATCTATATCACTTTTAAATCAAATGATAAACCTGGTGTAGTAGATGGCTCAGTACAATCTATTATAGATAAAGGAGAAGTTTATGGAGGGTGCTATGGGCGAGTTAGCTTTTCAGCGTACTCATATGATAACTTAGGAAATAAAGGTATCAATTTTGGGCTATCTCATTTCCAAAAAATAAAAGATGGTGATGCTTTTTCGGGTAGAGTAAGTGTAGAAGAAACATTTGATGCTGTAAGTGCTGATAATCCTGACAGTTATAAAAAAGATAATTCTGAGTTATTAGATAAGTAATGCTTTTTATAGATTTTGAAACACGTTCACGCTCTGATATTAAAACTGTTGGAGCGTACCGATATGCAGAAGATAAAAGTACAGATGTGCTATGTATGGCATGGGCATTTGACGACAAAGAAGTTTCTGTATGTAAGTTTCATGAATCAACCCTTTTACCTTCAGAGATTAAAGAGTATATTCACTCTGGAGGTTTAATTGAGGCGCATAATGCTTTTTTTGAGAGGTCTATATGGGGGAATATATGTGTACCTAAATATGACTGGCCTATTGTTGCACCAGAACAATGGCGGTGTAGTGCAGCTTCGTGTGCTTATATGGGACTGCCTAGATCACTAGAGAATGCTGGCGCCGCATTAGAGTTGACAAAGCAGAAGGATAAAGAGGGTAAGCGAGTCATGATGCAATTATGTAGGCCTAGAAGACCTACTAATTCAGATAAAGAAGAGTGGGCTACAATTGAAAATTATCCTGAGAAATTTGATACGTTGTATGAATATTGTAAAGATGATGTGGATTCTGAGAGGGCTATTCACCAATCAGTTAGGTCCTTATCTAAAAAAGAATTAGAGATATGGCAATTAGACCAAAAAATGAATGCTTATGGTGTTGCTATTGATTTCAGAGCAGTTAATGCCGCAATAGATTTAATATCTCAATATACTTCTAGGCTAGAACAGGAAGCTAAATATATTTGTGAAGGATATTTTGATTCAGTAAACCAAAGGGCTAAAGTACTTGAATGGGCATTGGAATTAGGAGAGGAGTTACCTGGGTACACAAAATCAGAAGTCATTACAGCTCTTAAAACAGTGAAGCATGGAAAAGTAATAAGAGTATTACAGATACGCCAACAAATTGGTAAAACTTCTACTGCTAAATATAAAGCTATGAGAGATAGTATGTGTTCAGATGGACGAATAAGGGACATGCTCAGGTACTATGGGGCTTCAACAGGGAGATGGTCCGGTAAATTAGTTCAATTTCAAAACTTACCTAAAGGAACTATAACAGACATGGATAGCGCCGTAGCTATTATTAAAAAGAAAGAGTTAAGGTTAATTGAAAATGAATTTACAGATGTCATGGGATTCTTTTCGTCAGCCATAAGAGGAATGGTTGTTCCTAAAAACAAGCACACTTTAATGGTAGCTGATTTTTCTTCTATTGAGGCTAGAACTCTAGCTTGGCTATCCGATTGTGAGTTCGCATTAAAGCAATTTGAGAAGGGGGAGGATCTATATGCAAAAATGTCTTCATTAATTTTTAAATGTAAACTTGAGGATGTAACCAAGGACCAGAGAGCTCTAGGTAAAGCCGCAGTATTAGGGTGTGGTTACGGGATGGGCCCCAATAAATTCTATGCTACATGTCTCTCTTATGGTATAGAGGTAACTGAGACATTAGCCACACAAGCAGTTTCAACGTACAGAAAGGTGTACCTCACTATTAAAAAATATTGGCGAGATACTGAGTATGCCGCTATAGAAGCAGTTAGGACTAAAAGAATAATAAAAGCTAATACTATAAGTTGGTTCGTACATGAAGATTATCTCTACTCAAAACTACCAAGTGGACGCTGCATGGCATACAAATCCCCTAGATTAAAAGCGGCAGAGACCCCTTGGGGTGCAGAAACATATAAGCTTTGTTATATGGGCGAAAAAGTATTAGGTACCTCTGGAAAAAAATGGATGGAGATAGATACTTATGGGGGGAAACTTGTTGAGAATATAACCCAAGCAGTTGCTAGAGATATTATGGCTGATGCTATGCTGCGTTTAGATAAGTCAGGATATAAGTTAATGCTCTCAATTCATGACGAAATAATAGCTGAAAAAGAAGAGGAGCTCGTTGATTTGGACGAGTATATAAGTATTATGACAGAAGTACCTGAATGGGCTGAAGGATGCCCAATAGAAGCTAATGGCTGGACTGGCAAACACTACAAAAAGGATTAAGGAGGAATCATGAAATCATTTAACAGTGTTGTAATTGAAAGTTTTGAAGTTCTACAAAAGAGGATTGATATGCAGGATATAGAGTTTGAATTGTTGAAAAATAAAGTTATTGAATTGGATAAGAAGAGTGAAAATAAAAAATGTACTGAAAATGAATCAGTGGAATTAAGCCAACCCCACCATTACACTCAAGGAAAAATAGAACCTTGGGATTATGTAAAAGCTAATGAGCTTGATTACTTTGAAGGGAATGTTATTAAGTATGTTACTAGACATACAAACAAAGGCGGCAAAGAAGACCTTGAAAAAGCAAAAGTTTATCTCGATAAAATGATTAATAACTATGAGGATATGTATTAACTTGACAATACTAACTTTAGATCTAGGTACTACTACTGGATTCGCTATACAAAAAGACGAAAGAATATCTTCTGGAATAAAAAATTTCAAAGCGACTAGATTTCAAAGTTCTGATAGAAGATATTTTAATTTTAAGAGATGGCTACAGTCTATTCATGATTCTTTTAAGCCAAATGTTGTATATTACGAAGAGGTAAGGAAACATATCGGGGTAGATGCAGCCCATGCTTATGGTGGGTTTAAAGCTATTCTCACTGAATGGTGCCAAAGTAACCGTACATCTTATGAAGGAGTTCATGTTGGAACAATTAAGAAATTCATTACGGGTAAGGGTAATGCCAATAAACAGAAAGTCATTGAAGCTGTAAGAAAAAGAGGTAGGTTTCCCCAAGATGATAATGAAGCTGATGCTTTAGCTATTATGTATTATGTGTTAGAGGAGAAAGAAACATATGAATTTTAATAAAGGAGACATTATAAATAAAGTTTTTTTAGGAGGAACATGTAATGAAAGTACTTGGAGAGCAACATTAAAACCTTTACTACAAGTAGATTTTTTCGATCCGGTGGTAGAAGACTGGACAGAAAAATGTCAAAAAATAGAAATGGAAGAAAAAGAACACAAGTGTAATATACATTTATATGTAATAACTAGCTTAATGACAGGTATATTTTCAATTGCAGAAGCTGTGGATAGTGTGCATACTAAATCTGTTATAACTTTGGTTCATGTAATACCGGAGGGTTTTAACAAGGGGGGATTACGTAGTCTTAAAGCCTTTATTCGTTTAGTTAATACTAGAGGAGGCATAGGCTATATTGATTCGGATATATATAGAACGGCCCGAGTTATAAATTATACTTTTAAGTAGACATGGTCCGAACTAATATTAAAATAACTGAGGAGAAAAATAATGATAAAAAAAAGAGACATATGAGTTCTGAAATTTGTGATAGGTGTAATAAAACAAACTGTGATCTATGGTGTCAAACTATAGACCCAAGTGATGAATTTAAAATATGTGATGATTGTCTAAAATTGAGAGAGGGTGGTTGCCACGTCAAGTTAAAAACATGGCAACCGGGGTTAAGTTAATTATACCACGACAAAATATCTAATAAGAATCCTTCAGGATAATTTTCTATTAAATAATTTAATGTTGCTCTAGATTTTGAGACGGCTATTTCACCAAAAAGAAATGCCCATTCCGCTCCTACTAAAATGCACCCTTCAGTATCTTTTTCATAATTACCTTGATGTATTAAGATGGCTGATCTACCTGGAACATTAGAAAGACAAAAGGCTTTTTTATACTTTTCACTAGAATAAGGGCGCACATCATATCGACCATTTGATATAGCCGATATTGAAGTTTTATTGTTTAACCAAGGATTCTCTAGTGTTTTAGCAACTTCTAACTTTTTATGCTCATCGTACAGTGAACCTAAAATAGCTTTATTAGATAGTATCTCTCTTTTAAGAGTTAGCTGAGCTATCATTTTTTGCTTTGTCTATATTGAGAGCTAGAATATTTACTAACGACATCACTGGTTTTATGTTTCTATCTTTACTCACAGCAGATACTGCCGAAGCTACAGCGGACACACCAGCGATCGTTGCACTTATAGGATTAGTGAAAGCGGTTACCCCTGCTGTGGCTATTCCTAATTTCCATAACAACTTTAATGCAAATCCCCCTACTCTAATTGATTTCTTAAACATATAATCTTACTCCTTTACCCTCGTAATTTTCGTATCTCTTTAGCATTTACTTTTAAAGACTCTATAGCTTCGGATACTTCTGACAAATCATTCAATACGTCTTTTAATTCTTTACTCGCACGTTTTTCAATTTCTGATACTTTTTCTATAACTTTTTGGACATCCATTTCAACTTTAGCCATTACTGCGCTGTAATCACCAAACATCTCTAATAATTTAGAATGTTCTTCTGTCTTTTCTTCTAATGATTTTAGTCTTTCGTTTGTATCCACGTTTTTTAATTTCCTATTTTAAATCGGCCTTTTAAAAAGGCATAATTTTTGTCCACTATATTAACTTTTTTTTCAATATCATTTAGTTTCACTAATATTGTTTCTATTCCAGAACTTAATCTATCTAATGAACTTTTGAATATTAGATTTCTAGGTACCTGTATTATCTTATGATACAACGAAATACACGAAAGGGAAACTGCTATAGAAATAGCCCAAGAGCTACCTGATTGAACCCATTCCGCTAATAACTCCCAATCCATTATAAAGTTAAATCCCTATAGCTAACGGCACCTATTTCAACTTTATTATAGTTATTTGTAGAGGTATTTAAAACACTTATTTTTCCATCATCTGCATATATTAAAATAGGATCTGAACGATCTATAATTTCCCCTGCTCTAGCTATTCGATAATTTGATGCAATGAACCCTCCCGTATAAGCTGGCTGTTTATTACCTCTCACTTGCAAATCATGAAAACCTGTATTTACCATTTCAGTATATGTTTGTAATCTCCCTTCAATCTTAATAGCAGGAAAAACATCATCAAAAAATGTTAAAGTACTTAATGAAAATCCAGTAACGTCAACAGCTTCAAAAGTAGGGTTGAAATAAAAGATATCTTTCATCTGTATATATCCCAATATATTCACACTAGCATCAGTTTTAATACACCAGATACGTCTAAATTTAGTGTATCCCGTGGCATCAGCTAATAAATTGGTAGCAGTTAAGCTGGTATCAAAACCATAATCAACAGAACCATCAGGCTTACCTATTGCGAAAATGTGGTACCAAGTATCTGCCGCTAAGGTTAAAGCACTAGGAAACCCTCCTAAGTTAGTCCCTTCAGACCAATTTAAATCTAGCTGTTTAGTGAAAGGTGAAGCTGAAGTAAAACTTTGAGTATCTGCTGAATCTCTCCACGTACCAATTGCAATATCTATATCATGGTCTGAATCACCACTATTATTTTCAGTAGTTAAACCGACTAAATGATTAGGTGGAAATTTATTATCTTGATATATGAGAGTCGTACCATCAGATATCAATGCTTGGTTATTAGTGCCACGCGGTAGGATCACTGCATCAGTACTGCTATCGGCTACTATTATATCCCCTTCTGCTGAAAATACACTTGATAAGTTTTCTTGCGCATCAAGTGTCGTTCTAGCTTCCCCGGCTGTTGTATCGTCTAATATTGTTTGGGCATAACCCGTTATGTCAAAATAAGTTAATGCTGCTGCTGAATCTGGAACAGAGAAAAACCCACTTACATAAGCCGATACTGGAGTATTACTATCCCCTGTTGGCCCCGCTGTTGCAATTAGCCCCCCATTAACGTCAAATGCTAAAAATAAATCCCCTCTATTTAAAGGTAAGAGTAACGATCCTGTTAGAGTATCATTAGGAGCTTTTGTTACTGAATTAACCAAATCTCTTTTTAATTGCTGTGAAATAGCCAGTTCTTTATTCTGTTCTACATTTAAAGTTGTAGCTCTAAAATCTCCAGCAGTAGTGTACCCAGTCAATCTCTCTATAGGAATCTCTCTATTGAGAGTAACAATATCATTTAAAACTAACCCAGAATTGAAAACTACGTTCCCCCCTACTAATCCATTTAATAAATCTTCTGGTAGGATCGCTGAATTATCTGATTTCTTAACAACATAGTCAGTCACTTCTACTTTTAAAATAGCATTAACAAAAACCTCAATATCTGATGTTGCAAAAATAGTGAAAGTAAACACAAAATCCGTTTGTGAAGCAGTAGCTACATATTGATCTAAAGGGGTCTCATCATTTAAAGGTACAAATGCCATAATTATATCTCCAATCTATTTAGTGATTCTTCTTCTAAACTAAATTTCACAGGCGCTTGTGAAGTCAAAATTCTTTCTACATCTCTATCTGTGGGAGAATCAGTTAATAGCTTAATTCTACGCTGACGTATACGCTCTTGCAAGGCTGGTGATTCGGATAACATTTTTTCTCTAGCTGCTCTATATAAAATAGAGAATCTACCTTTTAAGTATTGTTGTTTAGTTATCTCCCCTAAACCAGTCCCGCTAAATCCGGCTGATTTAGCATCAAGTAGTCTTGTATATGCCGGAGCTTTTATCTCTTTTTGCAATTTCTGTTTAAATCCAGACTCTTGAACAATCTCCATTAAACGATCATATTCATCTAAAGAGTACCTAACCCCTGTAGAATGATTCTTAGCAGGCATACTTATATATGCGCCTTGCCTAGCTAACTCCCACTGTAACGGATCATCGATTATTTTAGAATGTGAAGTAGGTATAACATACCCTAAAAATTCAGGTTTACGTTTTACCGTATCTCCAAAAATGTCTATTCGAATAGGTAATACTTATTTTGAGATAGGCAGACTGGACCCAGTAGCATCTCTACTTTTATTACCCGCACAAT